TACCTGCCTTACGCATTACAGTCATTTTAGGTGCAAAGTTTGGTTTTGGTTTGGGAGTTACTGGTTTGAGGTTACGAACTTTTTTTAATTGTTCTTCACGAAACTTTTTATCATCTGACATATCATCTCCTTATTGGTTGCGGGGGAAGGAATCGAACCTACGGCCCCTGGATTATGAGTCCAATGCTCTACCTCTGAGCTACCCCGCTATATTATATATCTTAAAAACAAAAATCAAAATTTGAAACTTGAAAATCGCCGAAATTTTTTCGGTGGCTCCGGCGACTCCAACCTTTTTTGTTAAACCGAATGCCAAAGTTCATCATAGTATTCGTCTTTTCCACATCCACACTCTGGACACAAGAAGTCATCTGGTAATTCTTCCCATTTACCTTCGGTCTTTTCATCGTGTTTATGGCCACAAACAATACAGATGTGCATTATTTCTGCTGTCATTATAGTGCCTCCAATACTTGTTTATAAGCATTAGCGTGACGCTCTTCAACTTTCTTTAGAGCAGCAAAACGTTTCTCTGCTTTTTCTAATACATCCAGTTTTTGTTTAAACTGATTGGCATGTTCTTTTGATTCAGCCATCTGTTCAACAAACTCAACCGATGCTTGAGCATTTTTTTCTGATACAGCACTCTCATAGAAATTAGGATACATTGTAGTGAATTCATATGTTTCACCTTCAATGGCTTTTTCTAAACATTCTTTTGTTGATGGTTTACCAATGAGTAATTCTAAATGGCTCCATGCGTGTAGTAGTTCTTGTTCTGCGGTGTGTTCAAAATGTTTTGCCACTTCTTCATGGCCATTTTGGCGAGCAATTTTGGCAAAGTAACGATACTTAATGTGTGCTTGACTTTCTCCAGCCAAAGCGCTTTCTAAATTCTTAATAGTGATTGACATGATTTCTCCATAGTTAAAAACTTATATATCACTCAAATTGATAAAAAATACTTATTGCCTTTATGATATGTTTTAATAACTGTAATCAAAAAAATTAATGGTGCCGGTTGTCGGATTCGAACTGACCACCTACTGATTACAAATCAGTTGCTCTACCGAATGAGCTAAACCGGCCTTGAAGTTATTACGGCAATTCGTTTCTGAATTTTTGCCTTGTCTTTTGGCCGGCTACTTCTTTCCAACATATCATTGAGTTGTTTCAGATTTAAAGGACCTAATCTTGGTTTACCATTTTTGGTCAACATAGGATTTTTCTTTTTTGTTTTTGAAACTGCCATGATATAGTCCTTAAAGAATTTGGAGCGGTGCCACTGCTATGCTCAGGTAATATAAGAGGGAATCTCATATCGTGCTATCACTCACCGCATAATTAAAATTGTAACATTATATAGGCTGATTGTCAATATTTATTTGTGGTATACTTTTCCAAGCAATAGGTTCTGGTTTCAATGGATCATCCGGATTACGAATGTCTGAAAATACTTCCCATAACTTCTCTTTAATCACAAACTTACTAAACAATCCTGTTGATAATCCATAGGCTTCTATCTCCCATGGTTCATCATAATAATCTAAGTTTTCGGTATTAATTCTTTGACCTCTCCACCGAGTACCGTATTCATTGGTTTCACCATATGCATATTGTTTAATGTGTACCATTTCATGTGCTATGGTCTCCAATATGTCATGTGAACCAGCCATAGGATTTATTTCTATTTCAAATTCTCTAGGTTTATTACTGTCATTATAATCAATGACACCAGCGTATCCTAATGCATCAAGTTTAGAATCAAATTTGATCCGAATAAAGATATTATCTAACATTCTTTCGGTCATCAATTCCTGAGCATAAAAAGCCGCTGCACGTTTCACATATGGTCGGAAACGTTTTTTATCTGGACATCCAACTATACTGAGCTGCATTTAAAACTCTCCTAGGATATTAATATTTAGGAGTAAAATCAATTTCACCAGGTGAAATTATTGTAGTTGTATATTTACGGTTAATCGTTTGAATCGTGTTATATTGTCCTGATACCAGGACTGCAAGTACTGAGTTTGTAGGTGTTTTGGATCTCTATATGTAAAATCTTTAACATAAAGTTCTTGCACTTTGGAACTTTTTTCAGCTTTTAACAAAATGGCACGCAGTTCGGTGTAGGTTTCTGGACTCATGTTTGCTGGTACATAGATGGCAAAAATGTTGTTGACCTGTGCCATATCTGGCATGCCACGATTGAGTAATAATGGAATGTTGTTGACGCTGACTGTGCCAGTCATACCAGCAAAGGTGATTTCGGGAGTGGCTCTGGCAATTGCGTCACCCAAAAATTCAAAGTTTGCATCCACATGTCCACCCATGACATTAAGATAGGCTTCATTAGTGTCTTTAAAATGCACCATGGTCACTTCTGGACCTTTGATATAACTTTTGAACACTTCGGCCATGAGGTGTGTACTACTACCAGCACCAGCCGTGCCCAAGATAATTCGGGGTTGTTTTAGTAATTGATCCAAGGTTTTACCACGAGTGGTCAATACAGCAGGAGCGGAACCCATTACCAATATAGGACGAAACTGGTCAAAATTATAACCAGTGTCCGAATACAAATACGGCCGAACGTAAAAAGCCGCAGTGTGCGCAAGAATCACAGGTCCTTTATTTTCTAATACTGAACGTGTGGCAATACTACCGCCGGCACCAGGTTTGTGTTCAAATACGAATTGATATTTTTTTTGGTCCAAATTTGCTTGTTCTAGTATGGCACGAAAATAAGTGCCTTGTGTGGATCCCACAGCAAAACCCCAGACTCCAGGAGTTCGAACAGATTCAGCCTGTGCAGTCCATGAAAGCATCAACAAAAACAAACTCGCAATAATTTTCTTCATATTATTTTCCTTTAAAAAAATTTGGTAGACCACAATTGGCCAAGGGATTACCACGTTCCGTCATCAAACCATATTCGTATGGTTATAGGTAACAATTCAATAACTAAAGCATCTGTTTCCCATATCTCATTGGTCTTATTATAAGAATAATTTAATCTCCAATGAAATGGATTTAATTTTAATATGATATTACAACCTGAATACCGCAACCAATTCATCTTAATATTTCACCAATAGGTTCTGGAATGTTGAATTGACTACGAATATATTTGTCTTTTAACATTTCAGGAATTACAGTATGTGGTTCTTCTAAGAGAAAAGGACAAGGACCATTCCATTTGTTTTCAGTTAAGAACATTTTAAATAATTCAATATCCCTTTTGTTTTTGGGATCAAATCTTCGTTTTTGATTATTTAATAATTGATGTTGAACTAAAAAACTCATTTCACATACTCCATACTATCTTTTTTCATATAATGAACGACTTGATTTTTTTTTGAATCTGGCATTTGTTTCACAACAGGAATAAATTTTTCACCGTCAATTTCTTCAATTGGCCAATTAGAATAAGTATAGAAAATATCCGTACCATTTTTGGCACGAACTTTTTTAAGAATTGATTTGGGTTTCACATTTTTCATAATATACTCCATAATAACACAAAAGTAGGGGGTTGTCAAGACCCCCTATCATTATTACCGAAATTTTGGATAATTCAACTGTTCCCATTCCTCATCGGTTACGGGCCACCAGTTCATTATTCACTCTTTTCTTTAATGGCAATCTTTTTAATGGTATCTTGGGTTTGCACAAGATTTTCTAACCATACTCGTAACATACCATTTACCATTTCAGCTTGGCCAATTTCAATCTTATCAGCCAATGTAAATGCACGGGTAAAGTTACGGTTAGCAATACCTTTGAACAAGAAGCTTTCTTCTTCATTGATATCGTTTTCTTGAGCGGAACCTTTGATGACCAATTTATTGCCTTCAAGTGTTACTTCAATATCAGATTTGGCAAAACCAGCAACTGCCATTTCAATGACATACTTGTTTTTGCTTACTTGTTTGATATTGTATGGGGGATATGACGGCACAGCCTTCTGAACCGTTTTGGTAACTTCTTCAATATCTTTAAAGAATTTATCAAAGCCAACCGTATATGGGTCGAGGGTCTTGTGGAAGTCAAAAAGGGAAGGTAATAGACTTGTAGTCATGGTTATATGCTCCTTAGTTTAAGCGAGTTAATCAAAATTATAGGCCCCAAAGGCACCTACATCCATATTTATAACACAAAAAGCCTATTTTGTCAATAGGCCCCTGGTTTCTTACCAATATTATACTTGGGTACCAAGTCCCAATCGTCTTTTTCTTTGTGGGAAAGTATCTTAATTTGTGATAGGAAGATTGGTGGAGGGTTCTCTGCCTGCTTTCTATTCACAATCTTTACTAAACCCCAATCTTCTAGGAGTTGCGCTATGGCGTTCCTACGAGATAAATCATTCTCAGATAGGTCTGTAGTTTTGCCGTCTAATGCAAAGAGTTCTTTGAAGTGAACGATATAATACTTGCCTTGTTTGTGTAGAATATGGCAAGATTGGTATAATATTCTATCTTTTTTGGAAGCCACACCGATGCGTGTTAAAGTTTCACGTACTTTTAAAAAATCATCTTTTTCACCGAGTGTAACTTCAACTAAATCTGTAATTGAAATCATGACTTGTTCATTCCGCCTTTATTTGTTTTAGCTTTTATTTCAGCGATTTGTTCATCATTTAGAATACGCAAGGCTTCTTTGGCTTTCTCATTAGAGTATCCAAAATACTGTTTGACACATTCTATATCTTTATCGACCTCTGATTTCTGCCACGGTTGGAATTTCCGTTTCATTGGTCTTATGGTATTTAGAAGATACGAATATTGCATGTCCACATCAATGTTTGGATGTAGGTTCATCTCATTGATGTATAGAACACAGTCCATGTGGTACGACAAAGCACGATTGATAATAAATGGCTTGTATTCTTTAAAATCTATCTCATCACGGAATACAGATTTTTTAGTTTGTAGAATTGATGGTAATATCTCTTTAAATAAATCTGGCATATCAATACATTGTCGAAAGTAATTGCTGTAATTCCTTTGATTTTTCATCAGGCATTTTATGCACAGGCACCAAAGCACTTTGTTTAATAGGAATAATGATTCTTTCTTTACCCCAACGGTCTTTCCATGGATAATAATTCATTTCACTTGGCACAGCTCTGTAAATCCATCCGTCAGAAAAATGTGGCCATGTTGTATGTGGTACAGAAACAAAATACAAGACATGAGCAGAGGTGCATTTCTTTACTTGATTTGGTAAAAAAGTAAACGCATTCATTTTAACAAAAGGTGCTTGAGTTTTTACTTCTACTCTGTATTTGCCATCAACTAGAATATCTTTTTCAGAATCGTATTTGTTTTCCAAATACATATCACGGATTTGTAAATCGAGACCTAAAGATTTTAACATGTCAATCACGACAAGTTCTCCTGCACGACCTAATTCTAAAATGTTTGTCGTATTCATTTCAATAACTCCGTAGAATATTGTGGAATATCTATTACATCTTTTTCTTGGCGTTTGGCCAATTCTAATTCATATACACGATTTCTTAATTCAGAAGTGCTATATGTATGTTGGCGTTTGTGATAAAATAGTTCAATGCCATTTGTCATACAGTATTGTTTTCCTGTAAAATCACGATTTAAATATTCTTCACTTAAAAAACGAATGTTCATAGTCTGTGTCATAATTAAATTTAATAACTCAGATTCGGTATCGTACAATAGGATCTCATCAACATACTTACAAGCTTGAACTTGAGCATATCTTTCATAGATTGATTGTACGGGTTTATTTTTTAGGCCAGGTCTGTCAATGGTGGGGTCAACTTGAAGTGCAACCTTTAAGTAATCACACATCTCTTTTTCCATTTTTAACATAGTAACATGGCCAGCATGAAACAAATCAAAACAAGAGCAATTAAATCCTATTTTCATTTGAACTCACAATCTACCATAATTTCGGTCAAACAAGCAATCATATTGATTTCGTGGTCGGCCACAAAGGCAGATTGATACTGGTATTTGGCCAGTATGAGAACTAGTTGCGGAACCGAACTAGGTGTAAGAACATCATATAGTGAATCATATATCTTACGATAAATTTTTGTTGGATCATTATCCAGATTAGCAGTAACCCATTTACGAGTAGATGCAAAGTCTTTATCTTTTAAAGATGAAATTAGTGACTCAAATTGTATATCACTAATATTAGAAAGGATGCCAGTATCAATGGTGCCAGATACCGAGTATCGTTGCAATTCGTTAAGAATTCTACGATGGTCTGGGAAGTGTTTTGTGATAACTGCCGCCACGACATCTTTTGAATATTTGACACCTTCTTGCTCAAGAATACTTTCAACTCTTTTAAAGAACTGTGACGCCAGCTTTGGTTTAGAACCGTTGATTTTAAAATCGATGACAGAACACCGAGAATGGATTGGATCGATGATACGGTTTTTGAAATTACATGTGAAGATGAATGAGCAGTTTGATGCAAATTCTTCAATGGCTCCCCGTAAAGCAGGTTGAGTTGAATTAGGATTGAGATAATCAGCCTCATCAATGATGACAACTTTTCTGCCACCAGCCAAAGAAACTGACGAAGCATAGTTTTTAATTTTGTTACGGAGAACATCAATGCCAGACTCATCAGAGCCATTGATGACAATATAATCGCAACCAACCTCATTACACAATGCTTTAGCAACTGTTGTTTTTCCAACACCTGCCGTACCAGATAAAAGAAGATTTGGTATTTCTTTTCTCTTAACGAACTCCTGA